TGCCCGGCGGTTTCCGCGCCCGAGACTGGGAAATCGAGGTCGAGGCGTCCGTGGAGGTATCTGAGGTCAACCTTGCCACCAGCGCGGCGGAGCTCAAGGCGACATGAATCGAGAGACCCTGGTTCCGGCCATCCCGGACATTCGGGGCGACAACCTCAAGGATGTCGTCCTGGCCATCAAGTCGACCCTCGACGTGCGCGAGGGTCGCGTTGGCGACGCGCTGGACCAGCTCGTCACGCTTCGCGATCTCGTCGACATCGGCGCCCTCAGCGCGAGCGGCACATCGGCCCTCACCAGCGGAGCAAGGGTTCCAGTCACGGTGCCGACGAACGTCGATGGCTACGACCCCACCAGGGACTACACCCCCCCTCCCGCGCCCACCGGCCTGTCCGCCAGCGCTGGGCTCAGCAGCGTCTACCTCTCGTGGGATGGCGCGCCGTACCGCAACCACTCGTACACCGAGATCTGGAGGGCTGAGTCCGCGTCCCTCGGGGATGCGGCCAGGATCGGAACCACCCTCAGCAATGTCTATGCGGACTCGGTCTCTCCGGGCACCACGCACCACTACTGGATTCGGTTTGTCTCGAGCGCCGACGTTGCCGGCCCATACAGCCAGTCCGGCGGCGTCAGTGCGACCACGCCGCTCGCCGTGGACTACATGCTCGAGACCCTCTCCGGCCAGATCACGGAAACCCAGCTGTACTCCTCGCTTGGCGCCCGCATCGACCTGATCGATGGGCCGGCAACGCTGACGAACAGCGTCTCCAGCAGGATTCTTGCCGAATCGATTGCTCGCTCGGATGCCGATGACGCCATTGCGTTGTCGGTCTCTCAAGTGCAGGCCCGCCTGGACACTGGCGACTACTCTGCCGTCAAGGTCGAAAGCAGCGCCACCGCAGGCAAGGTCACAGGCCTCGAGGCCCAGTACAGCGTCAAGGTCGACGTCAACGGGCACGTCTCCGGCTTCGGCCTTGCGAGCACCTTGGCCAACGGAGCGCCCACGTCGGCGTTCATTGTGCGCGCCGACCGCTTCGCGATCGCCGGCGCCAACGACACGAATGACCCGCTGGGCACGCTCAGCCCGTCTCGACAGCCGTTCGTTGTCACCACCACGCAGACCACGATCAACGGCAAGGTCTACCCGGCGGGCACATGGATCGACACCGCGTTCATCGCCAATGCCACGATCGCCAGCGCACAGATCGGCAGTCTGACTGCCGACAAGATCACCGCCGGCTCCGTGAGCGCCGCGCTCGGCCTGACCACCGGCAAGCTCTGGGGCGGCGTGGCCGTCAGCAGCGACACCGCGAACGGCACCTTCGGCCAGCTGCTGCAGCCCTTTGCGTCGGCCAACTTCGGCACCGGATTCTTCCTGGGCGCCGACGCCGGAGCGTACAAGTTCTACGTGGGATCGCCCACGCAGAACATGAACTGGAACGGCATCGCGCTGAATGTTACCGGCAACATCAACGCGACCTCCGGCACCTTCCGCAACATCACCGTCTACGGCGCCAACGACAGCGTCCTCCTGTCTTCTGGGGGCGTGCCGTCGACGGCGGTCACGGGCCTCGGCGCACTCGCAACGCAGAACACGGTCGCGACCGGCCAGGTGACCGGCCTGGGCGGCTTTGCCACCATCAACCAGATCAATACCGGCAACGTCAGCACGTACATCGCCGCCGGAGCGATTGGCAATGCCTACATCGGCGACTTCATTCAGTCTTCAAACTTCAATGGAGTCATTGGCGCAGGCGGCGTAATCAGCTCAAGCGGGACCTCCGGCTGGGCCATTGGCAAGGGCGGCAAAGCCGTCTTTCAGGACGCCGTCCTGCGGGGGTCGCTTGTTGGCGGGGCGTACACGGGCTACTCGTGGGTCAACGGGCACGGCTTCTACATCGGCCCTTCAGGACTTCTTCTCGGGAACTACTTCTCCGGGATGTTCCTTCAGTACGACTCATCCGGCGGCACGCTGAACATCTCCGACAAGTTCACCGTCAGCAGCACCGGGGAAGTTGTTGCGGACTTGATCGACATTCGGCGCAGAAAGGTTCTGGAGTCTGGAGCTCTTGACTCAACCTCCGTCATCGCTGGAGGGTACGGCGGCTACGACTCCAAGGGCGGCTCATACTTCACACCATTCGCGGTTGGCACGATCTTCACCGGGTCCATCTATGAGACCGTCGAAACCAACATCTACAACTACGACATTCTGAGCGCGACGGCAAACCAGCCGTATTACGTTGCCTGCAGCTTCACCGGGTCACAATTTCGCGAATGGTCTGGGGCCAATGGGTCCACATTCCAGCTCATGCTTGTGGGCCAGGCTTCGATCTACCGCACGTACTCCAACAGCGGATCGTTCCCCAACGACTTTCGTGTGGTGCTCAAGTTCGACTACAAGATCAAGCTGGTGTCGGGCTCTTTCACGTCATTCAGGGTCCCTCTAATCTCATGGTCACTGTACAAGCTGTGATGCTGCCAACCATTGACGGCGACTCCTTCCATCGCGGCTACATCGCCGCCGAGGCAGTTGATCCGGCCGGCCGCGATCGCGTGGTCACTGTGCCGCTGCCAAGCGCTCCGCTCGCCGACCTCGAGCGGTGGAGGTGGATCTCTGGCCGGTGGGTTGCGACGCCCGACTACCGCGGTCACGCCTGGTACAACCCGGCCAACACGGACGAGGTTTTCCGCGCCTCTCGTTTCGACGAGGCGCCGCCAGCGGGGTGGGTGCGCTGGCTCCCGGGGACCAGTCGAACCGTTGGTCAAGCGGAGGCTGTCCGCAAGAAGTGGATCGAGGTGCGCAAGCTGCGCGAATCACTCCTTGCTGAGTCCGACTGGATTGTTGCCCGGTCATCGGAGCGGGGGCAGCCAACTCCAAGCGAATGGGTTGAGTACCGCCAGGCGCTGCGCGACATCACCGCTCAGGGCCCCGACCCCTTCAGCCTCACCTGGCCCACCAAACCGGGCTCGGCCCTCGGTGCGGCCAGCTCTCCGGGGAGACTGTGATGGTCTACTTGCGGCTCGTTGACCAGTCGACCGACGTTGATTACAGCGTCTTCCGCGTGGCGGGCCTGTACATCACGCGAACCATCTTTGCGCCCGGCATGTGGCAAACCATGAACTTCCCCGAGGATGTGCGCTTCTGCGACCTCGCCTCAAAGCACTTTCAGCCGGCCGGCGTCTTCGCCAACACGGACGGAATCCTTCCAGACCGCATGCCCGGCTGGATGTCTTGCGATGACAAGCTGCTGGTGAAGGCGGGTTCGTACAGGAGGCAGGCCCTGACCCTGACCGAGGTCTGGTGTGTCAGCTCCGATGGTCGGGCGTCGGACACCTCCCACGTCACAGTCAGGCGTCTGGGCCCAGGGCAGTCAACGCCATTGACCCCCGGCAGCAACTTGTTCGTGGCCCGAGGATCGTGCTCGGCCGGCGGCGAACGATTGAGCCCGGGCCGCCTTTACGAAGTGGAGTCGGCTGGGCTGTCGGTGCAGGCGGAGGCAGAGACGTACGTCCTGCTGTGGCGGCGCGGGGCCAACAATACGTTGGCCAACAAGCAATAACCGACGGCCCCTCCCAGCGTCGCGTAGCACACCCCAAAAAAAGAGTCAACATTCTGTTGCGTGGCTGGTAAAATCGGGCCCGCCAGAAAGGGGGTGGCCATGCCGCAGCTTGAGGTGTTCAGACAGACGCTCGCCGCCAAGCTGGGTCGCGTGCTGCTGCCTGAGGACGCTGCCGAGATCGAGGCCGCCTTCTTCGCCGAGCCCGACTGCACGCACGAGCCAAGCAAGTTCGGCCAGCTGGTGGGCGATGGCTACACCATCCAGGTTGAGCGCTTTGCCGACATCCTGCCCGAGATGCACGAGCTGCACGTCGAGCACTGGCTGGAGACCGAGAAGCACCGTCACGGCCTCGCCCTGAACCCCGACTACGACGCCGTGATCGCGCGCGAGCGCGCCGGCAACCTCATTCAGTTCACCATCCGCAGCGCGAGCGGAGAGCTGATCGGCAACCTGCGCATGCTCATCGCGCTGAGCATCCACACCCAGACCCGCTACGCCTGCGAGGACACCCTTTTCATCAGGCCCGCGCATCGCGGCGGATTCCGCGTCATGGCCTTGATGCGCTTTGCTGAGCAGTCGCTCCTGGCCCTCGGCATTCGCGAGATCCGGGTCAACAGCAAGCTCGTCAACCGGGCTGACGTTCTGATGCGGCGCCTGGGCTACGAGCCCGTGGCGCTGGAATTCGTGAAGATCTTCAGGGACTGAACTATGTGCTCCGACGCCCCCGACACCAGCGGCATGAATGCCGCAGCCCAAGCAAACGCCGAGATCGCCAAGGAGGCGCTCGACTTCTACAAGGGCATCTACGCCAGCGACATCCGCCCGGCGCAAGAT